GATGACGAGGCGCTAGGAGAGAAGCCGGAAGAAAGGATTCATAATCCTCCGGAGCTTGTGCCAGTCCGTTCACTCAAGTGCATGAATCCGTCAATTGTCTATGAGACTGAGACGTGGGCGACCATCTTAGGAGAGAAGCCGGAGCAAGGGAGTAATGTCCCCCGGAGCTTAGATGGATTGTTACCCCCAGTCCAGATTTCACAAGATACTCTTGACCATTATGTTACTGACAGTATGGAGGCGCAAAAATATTTGTTGGAGTTGAAACAACAACTCGCAGATACGCCGCCCACGAGACCAGTTCGTGTTGCCGCTATTCAGTGGCGTTTGAACGTGTTGTTGGCGTGGGCTCTCTTGGCAGGGATCCAGCTGACTTCGGCCGCGGAGCTTTCGCCGCCGGAGCAGTATGCCAATGCCTTTAGCACAATCGTTTGGTCGATGGGTGTGTTTTTGGTGTTGTACACGGCTAGTAAAGTGCTGTGGTTGCTGGGCACGTCGCTTAGTCAGGTCATGTTGACCCTATGTGCGGCGATGGTGGCATCTATTAATGCATTTACAGCCCTGTTGAATACCTTTTGCGGGATTATACCTGGTATCGCAAAAGATGTGTCGAGCTATATGAGGTGGATGAAGATTACCACTATGGTTTCGGCAGGCGCGCAGGCTCTCAACGCGGTGATGCCCATATTGAAGGCACCGTTTGGAATCTTGGGATTTTTCCTTGGTCATAAACCAACCGAGGTTTACTCAATGAGGAGTGAGGGAGCGCAGAAGTTTAATAAGTATGGTGTACTTACTTCTGCAGTATTTGCGTGTCTCATGTTCATTTTAGTACCCGTTTTGGGCTTTGCAAAAAGTTACAAGATGTGGGAACCTATGCGCAGGATGTGTGAGCATCTTCCATACGTGACGTGGTTCATAGATTGGTTGACAGCTCTCGCGGAAGGCAAGGCTACAGTTAATGACATTCCGAATTCGATAAACGCTTTTAGAGACGGTGAAGAAATTCCTGTCTCAAAGCCTACCGGTTCAGGAGTTTGTCCTGTTTGTCAGTGCTATCTGTGTAGATGTCCTGATGATGGTACTTCACCTGTACCTATTGAGGTTAAAACCTCTAGGAAAGGGAAGGAAAAGGTCCATGGTCACCAGCGTAGTGCGTCGGCAGACGACGCCCTTCTTGATGAAGTTTATGATTTGGTGAACGAAGGAAATGAAGATGAAGCCAGTTCGGTTGACAGTCTGTCAGATGATGTCCAGCGCATGAGAATTGCAGGCTGGCCAGAGAATGGACTTACGCCGCGAGACTTGCATGCACTGACAACAGAGCAGCAGCAAGAAAACTTGCAGCGGAATAAGGAAATTCTCAGGCGATCACGACAGTGGAAAGCTGATCAATTGTTGAGACCGGTTGAAGGATACGAAAGTGCTGGAATGTTGGAGCAGAGTAATCGCCCAACTGGTGTATCTTACCCGATGCGAACTGAAGGCAAAGCAGGCGAGCAGGAGACAGAAGAAGACGATGTCGAAAGATACGTCCGGGAAGAAGAAGAAGCGCAAGCTTTACTTCCTGCTCCACTCGCTGACGGAGAGCCCACATGGTGGGAACTCATTTGTGAGGCCTCCTCCGATCTAGCTTGGCTTGCCAAGTCTCATTATGATGAGAAAGTTGCACCTTACGTGACTGTGAAGTCCGTGTTAGCAGTTGCAGCGGTAGTTACAACTATTGGAGTTGCTCTGGCCGCAGCCTTGGCATCAGGTAAATCTGATGTAATCATGCCTGAAGGGCATGGCAGGAAACCTATGATTCGCTATCATGTGCCTATTCGGACACGAAGGCCATTGAAGAAGCGACTCGAACATCTCGAATCTGAGGAAGACATTGATGCACACTTGAACGGTGAACGTCAAGAGCATAGAAATGTAGAGATGGATCGGTGGGATGCACTGAAAGAGGAAGAAGATGAGTACTACGCGAAGAGACATTTGGTCGGTGGACCTAGTGAGATCTATCGCGGTGAAGGTGCAAAAGTGAACCAGAAAGCCCAGGAATTGGGTATGAAATGGTTCCCCCGTCAGATTGACCCTGCGACTGTTGCGAAGAGGCGAAGAGCCATTCGCAGAGCGCAGACCACCCCCAAAAGCCACACACTTGGAGAAAAGGTGCGACTTGAGGAGGCTCGGAAAGATTTTCCCCTGTATGAGGAAGCTCTTCTTGGCAAGCAGCGGTTTGTGTATAACGAACTTGCGAGCACGTGCGTGAAAATCGCATATGATGCCGAAGAGACTTCCTCCGGGACGTTAATCCCCGGGGCCACCCTTGTTCCGCTCCACTCCCTTGTTGAAGGTAAAGAGGTCAGCGTGCATAATGCCGCTTTGTCCGCCAAACTTCGTGGTGAAGTGATTCCCCTGCATAATGATGCAGGTGAGGACCTTGATCTCGGTCTGTACCATTCATATGGTGCATTTGCTTGTAAAAGCGTTAAGATGCGAGCCCCGAAGAATGAGCGTGTGATACAGATAGGCTTTACCCCCAAAGATGAAGTTGAACCCAGTTTTGGCGTCGGTTTTTGCTCCGCAGAGGGCATGTATGACGCCCCTACTGACTTCAAGGTTTGTGGTGGAGGTGTGTATGCAGTGGAAGATGGAGCGCTTGTTGGTATTCACATTGGTGGTGGCCAACATTGCAATCGGTTTATCCCCTTCACGGAAAGGTTGATTGAGCAGATACGCTCACACCTGAAGGTGGTACCGAGATTGCATAGCACGCTTTTTCATTAATGCCGCCAGCCCCGTCCACTCTTGTTGAAGAGGGACGGGAGTTCTGGCGGCGTTATCCTGAAGCCCCGTTTAAATATACGCAGGGTTTTAGGGGTACAGCAGTGCTTAGTGAGCTCCACAGACGTATGCTGAAACAACAGTATTTCCCCGTTATAGGATCGGTCCCCAAGTCCTTTTTGGGTAGGAACCGACGCGGGATGGATATTAATGTTGTACAGTTTGAAAATGAAACCGATAAAAAGGTTGAGCGCAAGAACTGGGGCCTTCCTGTTCCGAACAGAGAAGCAGCATATATCTCGCTTGCGAAGTATTCTAAGGATGTTACGGCCTTGGATGCTCGCAGTGCGTTAGCTTGGAATGGTTCAGCGGATTGGCTCCGCCGCCATTTCGGCGTCCATATGCAAAATTCACGGGTGAAGTCTCAAGAAGAGGTTGTAGTTGGTCTAGATATGACCACCTCCCCTGGCTTCCCGTGGACACGTAAATACGCAAACAAGCGTGCCATGTACGATGATTGGAAAGAGTTTTCCCAGTACATGGAGGACGATTGGGATCGCCTAAAGTGTAATGACTATGTTGCGATCTTCGGAAACTCCTTGAAGGAGGAGATCCGATTAGCCGAAAAGATAGACGCAAATTCTTTGCGAACTTTTACGGCTGGACCCATTGAGATGACCATTCATGGAAATAGGTTGTTTGAAGATATGAATGAGAAGTTCTATGCTTCACATCTCAAGACCGCGAGTGTTGTGGGCTTTTCGCCTTGGAAGGGCGGCTGGGACGAGTTATACCGTAAGTTGAAGAAATTTGACAACGGTTTCGCCCTAGATGAGTCACAATACGATTCGTCACTTCGAGCCTATTTGATGTGGGCCGTGGCGGAGTTTCGTTGGTCGATGCTTCGAGAGGAGGACCGGACGCCTGATAATTTGGCGCGGTTGCAGGTTTATTACCGCAACCTTATAAATACGGTCATTATCACATCCGATGGTGTGTTTGTTCAGAAACAGGGAGGAAACCCGTCTGGTTCAGTGAACACCATCGTGGATAATACGTTAATTCTGTACATGTTGTTAGCGTACGCATGGCAGATGAGTTGTCCTAGCGCAATGCGCTCTTATGAAGCCTTTGACGCCTCTTTGGCGCTGGCTCTTTGTGGTGATGATAACACCTGGACAGTCTCTGACGAAGCATTGTGCTTCTTCAATGCACGATCTGTCATTGAAGAATGGGCCAAAATTGGAGTGATCACTACTACCGATTGTTTGGACCCACGTCCTGTGGAGGAGCTTGATTTTTTGTCAGCATTCACGGTGTTTATTGATGGTATTGCGATACCCATTTATAACCGTGAAAAGTTGCTGACTAGCTTACTCTATTCACGCTTGCCAGGTGACCCCGCATATACGCTCATACGAGCAGCAGCATTGCTCCGTGTCGGTTGGGCGGATGTTCAAGTGCGTGGTTACCTTCGTGAATTTATCTCATGGCTTGTATCTTCTTATGGAAATGTCTTGCGAGACTCTAAGGAGTGGAAGGATGCATTGTCCCAAGTACCATTGGAAGAAGATTTGCGTAAATTTTATCTCGGCCTGGAGGGTGTGCAGTACCCGTTGGAGGCTCAAGGTGCGCGTAATGCGCAGGCGGATAGGTATACCCCCGCTATAAAAATTGAGAACCCCGAAAAGAGCAAGATGAATCAAGTAGCCTTGCCCCAAAGATCGAGACAACAACGGCAGCCGAGGAACCGTAGGCAGCCGCGTAGACGACAACGGTTGGTTGGACCAAGGATGCCGAGAGGCAATTTCCTTTCTGGTCGTGGAGGCCAGCAATCATTTCAAGGCCCTCGCCGCCGGCGTGGACGTCGTGGAGGACGCCGCCGGGGTGCAGGGGGCCGTGGTCAGGGAGCAGTTAGAGGTGCTGGAAACCTTATGCTCACTGGAAAACCCTTTGGCATGGGAGCGTAAAATCGCTCTGTGGGTCAGAGGAGGATAAAACGTGTTCAGAATGACGAGTTTATAGCAACTGTCATTTCTGCTGCAACTGGGGCTAATTTTGGCAATCAAGCTTTTGCCATAAACCCTGGTCATGCAGCCACGTTTCCTTGGCTTTCAGGAGAAGCCACTCAATGGGAGAAATACCGCTTTGAGTACCTTGAGTTCTACTATGAGCATGACGTTTCGTCTTTTGCCACTGCAGGAACCACTGGGAAAGTTGTCATGAGTTTGGATTATGACGCAGCGGATGCCCCCCCCACAACCAAGCAGCAGATGTTGGATACTGAGCCACATGCTGATGGAATGCCAAATGAGGACTTTGGCCTAATCGCAAACCCAGCAGATTTATCAGGGAACACTGATTTGCACTATGTGCGTTTAGCGGGTTTGCCGGGCGGTGCGGACATACGTCTTTACGATGTCGCAAACTTCAATATTGCCACTCAAGGCATCGCTAGTAATGCTACCGAATTGGGAGAGCTGCATGTGCGCTACTCCTGTGTGTTTGAAGTACCCGTCCTTTCGTCGGACTTGAAGACAGCTCCGGCGAATAATTCTGTGTCATGGTTTGAAAGTGTAGCCACTGAAGCTTTCACCACTGCCACACCTGTTGCATATTTGTTGCAAACCATCAAGGCAGATGGTATTGGGTGTTCTCCGAACGCCTCAACTGGTGTGATGACCCCCCCAGCCGGAAATTATTTGATTGATTTCTGGTCGTCTTCAGATGATACTGCATCCGAAACTTTTAGAGTTTTGTTAGATGTTAATAAGAATGGTGTCTCTATTTTGAATAATGGAGGCACGTCTATCGTTCCTGGTGCTGTAGACCCTTCAATTGGGACCACCAGTAATCTTGGGGCTGCAGGTTCCGCCTTTGTTTCAGCGAATGGAACAGATCAATTTAAGCTGATCGGAGAGCTCGTTGGTGCTGCTGGCACTTTGACGAGTACTGGTTCAATACGTTGGACCGCAGCTTGAGGCGAAGAGGCAACTACTAGCCTTAATGGTAGTTTATGTCGTACTCACAGGCCCTGAATAAGCTTGAGAGCGTAGCTCCGTATGAGTACATTGTTAGAAATTTCTTGTGTAGAAACCGTCTTTCCAGGCTGACGTTAAAATGCCTGGACGATAGTCCATACGATCTGTATGAAACCCGTGGACGACGGGTGTCGTGATCAGTCCTATTGGATGTTGAGTACATCCCGTGTTTGGAGACATTTCTACGTTATGAAATGAAGAGTCAAACCTCAAGGGAGGGACTCGGCCGTTTAGCGGCCTGTTATGAAAACTTTTGAAAG